AATATTAATGATGCTTTGTTCTGTGATATTTTTAATGGTAATCTAAAACAGGGATATGTTGAGGATGTTTGGAAAACAATGTCATCGAAACAAAAGGCTAATTTGAAAGATTTCTTAATATCTGGTGTTGGCCATGGTTATACCATAGTTCACAAATTAACTGGAAAAACAGAAGTGTATGAGATTGATGAAAAATATATGACAGATGCTGCAACACCAAAATCTTGTGATGTATATTATGGTGGCAAATCAGGAACAGGTAAACGTATTGACATGGAAATAAAAACAGGTCATTACATTCTTAAACTTAACATACGTGATACGCAAGGTGGTGATGGATATCCAACTCGTATGATGTGTGACTATTCATACTTATAATTATGGCTCTCACCGATTTCGATAAAATTTTAAAAGAATACCAAGACCACGATAATGATTTTGGTTTCTCTGCTGTATCTGAACAAGAATATAAAAACCAAATCAATCAAGCTGTAATACAGGCCGAAGACCAGGCTGCCGAGGTCACAGCAGAAGAATACAAAAACAAATTACTCTCGCTTGAAAAAATGATAGTTCCTTTCTTAAAGAAACTACATAGCACAGGTGATAAAGAATATATTTACTGGCCAAATAGAAAACCTGTAATAGAAAAACAAATAGAGGCTATTTTAAAAATAACTAGAGGATGATAAATTATGAAACCAATGGTGACAGTGATTACACCTACCACAGGTGCACCGTATCTACGCCAAGCGATAGAGTCGGTTAAAAATCAAACATATGATAATATACAACACTTAGTTGTTGTTGATGGCCAACCAAAAGGTCGTGTGATTGCTAGAGAATATCCACATATAGACCTAATCGACCTCCCATACCCAACAGGAACCGACCGGTTCAACGGACACCGAATCTATGGTGCATCAGTCTACCTTGCAAAAGGTGACTTGGTTTGTTTCCTGGATGAAGATAATTATTATGATCCAAACCATATTGAATCGTTGGTTGAAGTCTTACAGAAACCTAATGATTGGGCATTTTCTTTAAGAAAGATTGTTGACAAAGACAACAACTATGTTTGTAATGATGATTGTGAATCTTTAGGTAAATGGGAATCCTGTATTGGTGATTATTTTGTTGATGTTGGTTGTTTCTTCCTACCGAAACTGTTAGCAATTCAATTAAGTCCAATTTGGTATCGTAAAGCAAGAGAACCTGGTGTTCCTGAAGTTGATAGAATGTTGACTCATGTATTGAGAAATAACAATTTAAAATTTGACACCAATGGACAATACACACTAAATTATAGAACAGGTAACACCCAATTATCGGTGCAATCTGAATTTTTTATTAATGGAAATGAAATGATGAAGAAAAAATATAATGGAGAATTGCCATGGACAAAGACCTTATAATTGGTGCATTTAAGAACTATAATTTCGAACAATTAAAACCTTGGATTCAATCTATCAATGAATGTGGTTTTAAAGGTGATAAAGTTCTGATTGCTATTGATGCATCAGAAGAAACAATCAATAAGATTGCACAAGCAGGATTCACTCCTATATCTGCCAAATCAATGAGTGGTGCCATGTTTCACATGGAAAGATTCATTCACATTTATGACTATCTTAAAAAACACCGTGATGAATATCGTTATGTTGTTAGCACAGATGTGCGTGATGTAATTTTTCAAAAAGACCCAATGGAATATTTGTCACAGATTCTGACAAAAAATTCTGGTTATGAATTAATTGGTGTGTCAGAATGTATCAAAATTAAAAACGAACATTGGAACCGTGATAACATTTTAAAATGTTTTGGTGCGTATTTCTACGAAGAAATTAAAGATTATGAAGTTTTAAATGTCGGCACATTGGCCGGAAAGGCACACATCATTGCTGATTTGTGTGGTATGTTATATCAACTATCTTTAAATAGAGCTGATTGGGTTGCTGACCAAGCTGCATACAATGTGTTGATGGGGTGGTTTCCATATGTTGATATAACACACATCAGTGGTTTAAATGATGGTTTCTGTTGCAACCTACATGTTACAAATAAACCAATTGAGAAGGACCATTTCGCACCATTCATTACAGAAGAACATCCAGTTTTTGAAGGTGGTTTGATGAAAAGTGGTTATGGTAAACCTTACTATATTGTGCATCAGTATGACCGTGATCCAGAATTGAAGAAATTTTATCACGATAAGTATAAGGTTGAAGAATTAATTACAATTAGGACAATATAATGATTACTATCGTTACTGCTTTTTATGACATAGGCCGAGGTGATTGGACACCAGAGAAAGGTCTACCACACTATTTACAAAGAACAACAGAAACTTATATCGAACGTTTTTCACACATGGCAGAACTGGAGAATCCTATTGTTGTATTCTCAACACCAGACATAATTGAAAAATTAAGACCTTTACGTGGTGACAGACCGACCAAATGGATAGACTTCAATTTTTTTACCAATTTTGCCGACTTAATTAAACAAGTGCATGATATACAAAAGAGTGAAGAATATCAAAACATGATTCACCCATCACAAAGAGCAAATCCAGAATATTGGAATCCTCATTATGTTGTTGTCAACTTTTTAAAATCTGTATTTGTTAATTTAGCTATAAAATATAATTTAATTGACACAGAATTAATAGCTTGGTTGGATTTTGGTTATTGTCGAACAGCAGATAAAATTCCTGCAAGTAAAAAGTGGTCTTATGATTTCGATGTTAATAAGATGCATGTATTCAACTACAAAGAATATGATAATGTTCCAATCCAAAGAATTATTTCCACAAATGATGTTTACATTTTAGGTGCAAAAGTTGTTGGTGGTAAATCTGCATGGCCTAAATTCGAAACCCTTATGAAGGAATGTCTAATTGAATTGGGACAAAATGGCATGGTTGATGATGACCAAACACTTATGTTAATGTCAACAATAAAACAACCAGATTTATTCGAACTACATAAGATACCTGACCATCAATTGGGATTGGATCCATTTGTAATTTTTAGTGATTTTAATAAGGAAGTATGATGAGTGATGTAATTAAATTTAACACAGAAACACAAGTATTTGGCATTCAAAGAGCACCATTTAAGTGTTCTGGTTATGGTCTTGGTGAATTGACCAAAGGAATGAAAGTTGGTTTGGAGATTGGATGTTCCGAAGCACACACATCAAAATTCCTATTAGACACAAATCCAGAATTAACTCTTTATTCAATCGACCCATATGTTGTATACACAGACTGGAACGGAAATGTCTTAACTGATAGACAAGAATTCTTTGAACGTGTCACAAAAGAAATGTCGGTTTATGGAGATAGATTCATACTGATTCGAGATTTCTCCGACAATGTGTTTGACAGATTCGAAGATGGTCAACTAGACTTTATCTTTATTGATGGTTTACATACTTACGAACAACTTACAAAAGATTGTCACAACTACTATTCGAAAGTCAAAGATGGTGGAATCTTTTCAGGACACGATTATGAAGTTATTCCTGGTGTAAATCGTGCTGTGAAAGAATTTGCTGAAGGTAAAACTGACAAGATTCTTACAACAGAATGTGATGTTTGGTATTGGTATAAAAAATGAAAACAATCTTTGTTGTAACCTCTTGTTTGATACCAGCAATTGGCGTCTTTAGTCCTGATGAACGTTTAAAACAAACACTAGAAACTGTTGATTCCATTAGAAAAAAATCCCCAGAATCATTGATTATATTGTCTGATGTTTCCATAGAACCATTAACAGACAAGTATGCAGAATTGGTTTCTAAAGTGGATTTATTTTTAAATTTATCTGAGGTTGACTTCTTAATTCACTTCACCAGAAATGGAATGAAAAGTCAAGGTGAATGTGCTATGACACATGTTGTTTTAGATTATCTAAAAGAAAATTCATCACTACTGGAAGGTGTTGAACGTATATTTAAAATAACCGGCCGACTACAACTAGATGATGGATTCGATATGTCACAATATGATGGTTTGACCGGTAAATATGTTTTTAAGAAACGCATACCAACATGGATGGAAACACCAATCCTAGGCGCAACCCATGTATTTGATACACGTCTATGGTCAATGTGTTCAACTTTGATTGATACACACATGGATGCTTTAGGTAAGGTATTTCCTATGTTAGGTCCACTGGATTTAGAACATGCATACTTTGCCGTTTTGGATAAAGAAAAAGTTGTGGAATTTGACAAAGTGCATTGCCGAGGACAAGTTGCATCGACCGGGGAGTGGAAATTCGATTAATTTGACTCGCTATATATCTAAGCCAATATTTGACGAGGATATGAATTCGTGATATAATCTATTATAAATAACCCTTGACAACCAAAGTGTGTTGTATTTCTATGGGCAAAATATGCAATCTTTTAAAACCTTTATAGTTGAACAAGAGGATCCTGAAGAAGGAGCCAGTCGTCAAATTAAACACTTGACGCATGTGGAAGACCGTCCTTTACAGAATGGTGAAAAGGGTGCTCAACATGCAATAAGTTCATTGTCAGCTGCGGCGGAACACATCACCCAAGGCAAAAAGACTTCCGAGTTAACAACAAAATATGATGGTTCACCTGCAATCGTTTATGGTCATCATCCTAAGACAGGTAAATTCTTTGTTGCATCCAAGTCTGCATTTAACAAAACACCAAAAATCAACTATACGCCAGCAGACATTGACAAAAACCATGGCCATGCTCCTGGTCTAGCATCTAAATTGAAAGATGCTCTCAAATACTTACCAAAGGTTTCACCAGAAAAAGGTGTATATCAAGGTGACATGATGTTCGGCACAGAAAAAAATGACAAGCAAAAAGAGAAGGGTGGCGGAACATCATTCCATCCCAATCCATCTGGACTAACATATACTGCCCATGGAACACACAAATCTGCTGTCGATAAGGCCAAAATTGGTGTGGTCACACATCTTTCATATGAAGGCAAAGATTCCAGCAGTTTAAATGCTTCACATGAAGTTGACCACGAAAGTTTCAAACAACATCCAGATGTATTCTCGGTTGATCCTAGAATGGACACTTCAAAAGTTCATTTCAGTCCAGAACAACAAAAACGATTTAATGGCCATATTGCAGCAGCTCAAGCGGTGCATGATACTCATGGTAATGACATGTATGCAGGAACAAGTGACCACCATGGTGTTGGTGGCTCATTGGAAACATATATGAATCATACAGTTAGAACTGGTGAAGAACCTAATCATCAAAATTTCAGTAATTGGTTAGAAACCAAGAAGAATAAAGAAATAGACAAACTCAAAACTGAAAAGAGAAAAACAGAAAAACAGCAAGAGTTGAAGTCTGAATTGAGTAAAATAGGTCGTAATAAGAAACACTATAATAATTTGTTCAAATTACACAATCATCTACAAAAAGCAAAAAATATTTTAATTGATGTTATGAATCAACATCAAGAATTTCAACACACACACGGCGGAGAATCTGCTAATCCCGAGGGATATGTTTTCCATCACGGAAAAGAATCGGATAAATTCGTCAATCGTGCAGAATTTTCACGCAGAAACTTTGCAGGAATCAGAAACATATGAAAAAGTTCTTAGAAAAATTAAACGAGGATTCAAAGACACACAATCCTGTCGTTATGGCTTTTGGCCGTATGAATCCTCCTACAATAGGTCACCAAAAGGTTATAGACAGAGTTCAGGAACTTGCAAAAGATTATCATGCGACACACCATGTTATCATATCACATTCTGTTGATTCTAAAAAGAATCCATTAGATGTTGCAACAAAATTAAAACATGCCAAGAGAGCATTTCCTGGTGTCAATATAACTGCATCATCTAAAGAAAAACCAACTTTCTTACAACATGCAGCTGCATTGAATCAAGCAGGCCACGACCATCTAATTATGGTTGCTGGTTCAGACCGTATACCAGAATATGAGAAGAAGTTGCAACAATACAATGGTGAAGGTCCAGGTAAACTATTCAACTTTAAAAAGATTGAGGTTAAGTCTGCTGGTCACCGTGATCCTGATGCAGAAGGTGCAGAAGGTATGTCAGCATCTAAAATGCGTGATGCTGCTACTGAAAACCGTTTTGAGGATATTAAAGATAAAAACGGTAAAGTAACGCAACCAGGTTTTCGTAGTGGTGTTCCCATGCATGTTTCAGATAAACATGCGAAAGAGATGTTCCGTGATGTTCGTAAAGGCATGGGTTTAAATGAAGATGTTAATCGTGGTCTATTCAAAGCCATCTTTGTAACTGGTGGTCCAGGTTCCGGTAAAGATATTATCATCCGTGAAGCAATTGCAGAATGTAAAGCTGTTGAATTGAATTCCGTTCAGGCTTTCGATTTATTGATGGACAAACAAAAATTATCGGAAAAGACAAACGATTATCGTAGAGAAGCAATCAGAAACCGTGGTCCACTTATTATTAATGGTCCTGCTGATGACCACTCACGCATGATTACCATCAAAGAAGAATTGGAAGAATTTGGGTATGAAACCACAATGGTTTTTGTTGATACCACAAATGAAGCTAGCAAAGAAAGAAATGAAAGATTAACGAAATCTATTTCCGAGTCTGTGCGTTATGATAAGTGGCAACTGGCGCAATCATCTAAAGAAGCATATAAACAAAATTTTAACAATTTCATGTGTTTCAATAATAGTTCCAGTTTTGAAGAAATTCAAGAGGATATTACTGATACCTACGGAAAAATAAATAGGTTCATCGAGAACAAAAATTATAATGATATTGCGTTCTCTTGGTTGGAAAACCGTGGAAAAATTAATGTTCAATTATTATTTAAGGAAAATGAAAATGTTAAGAAAAATTCTAGATTTTTTGAAAGTTACAAAGCCAAGCGCACCAGTGGAAACCCAAGTCTCAGCACCGGCTCCGGTCCAAGAGCAGAAGGTCCAGGAAGTCAACCAGCAGATAATCGTGCAGGAGAGCCCAAGTCTGACGATATCCGTTGGGACAGAAACAGCAAGCGTGGAAGTTACACCTTCAGAACCTACACCGAAGAAGCCTCGTTCAAAATCAGCCCAATCCCCAAAGAAAACAACTTCTCCAAAGACAAAGAAAAAGTAAAACGTAATCGTTTTATTGATGCTCCAACTGTTAATCAACGTATGAGAAACATATCAACAGTTGGACCAGAATTCGATACTCGCCAACAGGGAACAGTATACCCTATGTCTGGTTTAGGCGATGTAACATTTAGAGAGTCTCATAATGATCCTGCCGATTCAGAAATGGGTGTCGGTGGCGTTTGTGGTGGTTCTACAAATAAAGAACCAATGGAAAATCCTAAAGATAAATTTGGTTCTAGTTTTTTAAAGAAGAAAAAGAAATGAAAAAATTCACAGAGTTTGTAAAAGAATCCACACCAGAAACGGTGCACCACGATGCACAGGAAATTAAACGTCAAAAGAAACATTTGACAGATAAGGCAAAAGAATATAGTGACCAAGCAAATAGAGAAAAACAGTTTGGCCACGGAGGAGCAGCTGAAGCAAAAGGTAAAACTTTCTCAGATGCCGCATCAAATATTAAAGGAGCGTAATATGATTAACTTAAACAAAAAAGATTCTCTAACTGATGCTGTAAAAGACGTCTTACAACAAGAAGCTTTGAAAGGCAATCAACACAAGATTGACAAAAACAAAAACAACAAGATTGATGCGGAAGATTTCAAAATCTTGCGTAAAGAAGAAAATACTGAACAAGTGCAAGAAGTTGCACCTCCAGGATTTGAAGGCACGGTTAAGGCCATGAAGAAACATAAAGATATTGATAATCCATTTGCATTGGCTTGGTCAATGAAAAACAAAGGTTACAAGTCTCACAAAAAGGCTGATGGCTCACCAAAAAATGAAGAAGTTGAACAGATTGATGAACTATCAAAATCAACTTTAGGTTCTTATGTGAAAAGTGCTGCAAGAGATGCTAGCGCTTCTCGTAAACTTGGTGCCGATTTCCAGACTGCTGCGACTAAGGCTAAGACAGACAGAACAAAAGCATCAAATACTCGTCTTGCCGATAAATTCAATAACATGGCTCAAAAACGCCACGCCGGCATTGGTAAAGCAGTTGAACGTTTAACAAAGGAAGAAGTTATGCCAAAAACATTAAAACAATTCAAAGAAGGTTGGGATGATATGTTGAAGGCTGTTAAAGA